TCCAACTGTTCCGAATACTCAAACAACAGTTCAAACACTTTGTCCAGGTCGGAGGTCAGGATACCTTTCAACGCCGGCACTAACTTGATCAGCTCCTCCGGCTTGTCTATCTCGATATCCGGTATGGTCGGGAGCAGGTCCAGCAAAGGCTCCAGGGCCGTGACGAACGACTGCCGCCACTCCCTGGAGTATTTCATAGGCAACGCCGAAATCTCGTATTCCTTGTCGCCCAACTCGATAACTATGCTCTCTACGGGCATATTCTCCTCCTCAGATTCCTCTTACACCGCCGCCGCTGTTACACGCTCCCACTTGAACAATTTCTGGCCGACCGACTTCGTTGTGTCTACCAGCGCCTTGATCTGAATCGGGATGCCGACCATGCTCGTAGTGCTGTACTCCTGGGCGCTCAAAATACTCTGCGTCCCCTTCCACACGTACATCCGAACGGGCCAGCGCGTGCCAGACGCATCAACATACGTCCCTTCAAACCCCCACTGATACTTGTCCAGGACGTTCTCACCACCGACTGTCAACTCGTCATGCGCTTCAACACCTGCGGCTGCGGCTGTTGAGGTCGCCGTCCCAGACGTAGCAACTGCCAACTTCGCCGCCGTGATCTCTGCCAACACCGTCTCAAGCGTCAACGCCTCTGAAGTCTTGACTCTCTCCACCGGCGTAAGTTCTTGCTCGACTTTGTAGTCAAGCTCCTCGAACGTGTACGCCGCTGTCAACGGTGCCATTGTGTAACCCCAGTTGACCCAGTTGCCGGCCCACGCTGCACCAGCCGCAATCAGTGTATCCGGCGTTGCTTCAGCCACCGGAGCCTTGTACAAAAGAATCGGTCCACTAAGCAGATCAGCTACAGCCATGTTTCACCTCCACTCTTAACTAATGTCCATCCTGCATGTAAAGAACACCAACACGTTAAACCATCCCTTGTCTTGCTCTGCATCTCGTATAGGCTGACCGATACCTTCGGCATACGCCCACCGCATCTTTGCACCACGCGCCTGATCGAACACGTCCATCAGCGTCCGGTAACACGCGCTGGCCGCGTACTCTGTCGCGCCGTAGCATTTGAACTGAACGCTCGCATCGGCGATCGCTCTCTGCTCTGTGATGACGGGACCGCCTCGCATCTTGAAACAGATGCAAGCACCGTCCGAGGGCTTATAGCCAACGGCCGGCACATCGGCCGCCGCAAAGATACGAGTAGAGGTCAGGGCCGTGAGAACCGGTTCCAATAGCAGATGGTCCCGAATCTCTGCCTCAATGTCGATCATCAGAATTTCACTCCACGCACGATACCACCAAATTGCTTCGTCACACTCACTAACGCTTGGAAAAGGAACGACCGTCGCAACTCCTGATTGATAGCGTAGTGGGCCCCAAACGCAACCGCCGCCTCTTTCTTCAGGTTCACCTTCACTTCATCAGCCATGTCGCGGTTCGCCTTGGCCAGTGCCGCTAACATCGCCATGTTTCTAGTATTCCGTTTCACCGTGACCACGTAACCGCTGTTGGTCATAAAACCGGTATCGATCTGCTTGTTGTCCCTGATATTGATCCGCGCCTGCCCCAACGTCTGGAACGCCAGCTTGTCCAGAATCTCACCATCCGCGTCCTTCAGGGCGGCTTTCACGCGCTCACCGTACCATTTGACACCCATTACTCATCACTCCCATCAGTCACCAGAGCAACGTTCATAGTCAGGCCAGAGGGACCGCGCCGGATCGCTCCTAGAATCTTATAGGTCAGCGACGTGATTTCCACTCCGAAACGTTGCGTGATCTGGATTCGGTCTTTCGCCGTGACAACTGTGTCCAGGGGCAACCTGATCGCGGTGCGCATCGTCGATACCTCGTCCCGATGTTCCGTACTCGAGCTTTGTGTGTATCCCATGCCGCAAGCAACTGTACTTGCACCCGCAACATACGTTGCCGGCGCTGGCTTCCCGTAGCGGTTCGCAAATGCCTCGGTGTAGGTCATTATATAGCAGGTATCCATCATGATTGACTCCTGCACGGTCTGCATCGCTGTGAGATCGGCCGCTGTCAACACCATCAGTCATCTGCCTCCGCAAGATTACCTATCCATCCGGACGGGATTACACGTGTACGGCTAATCATCTCTGCCGACTGCATTGACCGGCGTGCTCGATGCCATGCCGCCTGTCGCACACAGTGGTCATACTTCTGCGAGTGAGTCACCGAGCTTCCGTCAGCCCGGAAATCGAAGAGCAGCGCAAACCCAGCCGCTTTCTCTTCCCAAACATCAGCCGCCGCTCTGTGAAGGTCGAAGGTTGGCAACCAGTCGTCGTTATCGTCCCGTGTAGGTGGGTCCGTGGACGTGTCGAAGGAATAGGGCCGCTCCGACCGCTCGTCGATCAGAGGATAGTTCGCGATATAGACGATCAACGCCGTGTCGTTGTAGGTGGTATCCGTAAGCTCCCCCACCATACGCCGCAACTGGCTCACGTGGGCCGCTGTCACTTCGTCTGTCATGGCCATGTCGCTCTACTCCTTTACAGGAATGAGACAAGACCAACGGCAGACGCTTGATCGGCCTCAATCGTAAAGTTGGCATAACCGGAAGCATCGTTGTACTGGTCCTGCGCCCACGGTCCCAACACAAAATTCTTGTCGGACGTAACATCGACCGTCTTGACCGCAGCCGATTGACTGTCCACCTTCTGAGTCGGGATGATACCAACCTCGCAGTTGGCCGTGTTCTTTTCCTCGACATACATTATCGTTTTACCGTCGTTCAGGAACCGGAAACCACCAACGGTCGTCACGCTTTGCAGGCTCATCTCCGCGCCGGCTCGGCTTACTGACTGGACTGTCAACGTCTCAAGTGCCATGTTACACCTCCATTTAGAGAGGGGGCCCACTGCATGAGAGGACCCCCGTTATTCCGATCGCAGGCCGATGTTCGCAAACATCTAGCTCGCTTGCCTGATATATTCCACGAACAACTTGCCCGTGAAACCTGCCGTAGTTGAAGCACCTGTGAACGTGATGTATTGTGCGGCGCCCCAATCAGCCGGGACAGTGACTTCCGTCTCTGCTACAATCTCTGGTACGTAGCAGTTTTGCATTGCGCCTTCAGTAATACCGTTGAGATCAAAGGCACTCAGAATGTCATCTGCTGAGGTAGCTGTCGCTGCTATCCCAACGTTCACTGTCGCTGCGGCCGTTGCTTCTGTGATGCACTCCAGCCACGCCTGAATGATCGTCACGTCCACGCCTTCGGGGTTTTTTATCTCCCCGATGCCCCCGGCTGCAGTCGATGCTACGCCAGTGATGTCGATGGTCAAATAGCCATAACCCCGATTACTTATTGCTACAGTCATGTCTACCTCCTACGCCGATTGCCGGATGTACTTGACATGCAGGCGGGCAGACAGGCCAGCGGTCGTCGCAGAGCCGGTGAACGTGATGTATTCGTCCGCCTCCCAATCAACAGGATCAGTCGCTTCCGTCTCTGCCGTGTCCTGCGGAGCAAAACAATTCGAGAGAGAACCTGCCGTCAAGCCGTTCACTGCCCCATCGTTCCACAGGTCCGTCCCCTTCACTCCCGTTGCTTTGAGCCCACACCCGAGGTTAGCCGCCCCAGTGGAAGCCGTGATTATCTCTAACCACGCCTGGGTGATGGTCACAGCAACCCCTTCGGGATTCAAGATTTCTCCGATACCTGCCGCGGCCGTCGAGGCCACGCCGGTAATGTCGATGGTCAAGCAGCCGTGACCTTGATTATTTATTGCTACAGTCATGTGCATACCTCCTACTTGTAGAGAAGCCCACGCCCTTTGCAAGACGTGGGCGGTTATTCCTAACCTGCTCAGTTTTTTTATCCGTCCAACGCTATGGCGACCCCCGACAAGTCAACCCCTGACGGGGTATCCATGTCACCCAACACTACGTCCGTGTTGGTCGTATCCCATGCGCCCAGCCCGAAGCCCGTACACTTTCGCAGCAAAATCCGACGATCAGCATTGGGATTCACGAACAGGAACGCCGTACCGACTGCGTTGGTGGTGGACACGTTGATGAACCGACACTTGTCGAACAGCAGGTAGTCCAGAATCGAAGTCGCATCAATCGTCTCGCCGAAATACACCGTGGTGGCTCCGGCTCGCATGATGAAGTCGCAATTCTCGAACTTGTTCCGGGCCGCGTCTCCGTCGACCAGAAGCAACGAGTACCCTGTTGCCAGTGCGATCGTCGTCAGCCCGATCGTACAGTCCTTGAAGAAGCACTCGCCGGCTCCGTTCAACTTCAGCGCCCCACCGGTGTTGATTGCGTGATCGGATGCCCCAGGTGCAGCGAAGTGAACGTTCTCGAAGTAGTTCCGCTCACCAGTGACCTGCACGTTCAGCAGGTTCCCAGCATCAGCAACTCCCTGGTAGAACATCACGTTCTTGAAAATACAACCGCTCCCCGTAATGTTCACCGCAGGAGAGATTGCGGCCACAGTCTGGAAGATTCGCGCTCTATTGGCAACAGGCACCGGCGATGAATAGCCGATCAGGTGAGTGTAACTTTTGTCCCAGGTGAGCACCGCGGCTAGGCTGTCGCTAGTGTCGCCACCCAGATACAGAACGCAGTCGTTCTGATTGTCAACGGTCAGAGCCTCTGCCGCTGCGATCGAAGCCAGCGGCCACCTGAAGTTGGTGCCGGGATTGCTGTCAGACCCGTTGTCCGGGTCCACTAGGTAGATTTTGCTCTTTGGACCTCGCGGGATTCCCTGCAAGGCGATGAAATTATTCAAATTCCTTGGGAACAAACCCATCAGATCACCTCCCCTTATGCCGTGAGGCAGGCGAACGCGCACCGACTTGCGGCAGTCTCCTGCATCCTGTTGATCGGGTTCGGCAGGGCCACACCCATCCGCATCACCGCACGCAACGCAACCAAGTCTTGCTGGGCGAGGTTCAAGACGATATTGCCGGCACCATCCTGAATCACGGCCTCAGTCAGCACTTTGTAGGTCACGTCCTGGCGCATCGCATACACCAGCTTGGACCAGTCGCCGGAGAACATCAGCCCCTCAGTCGCGTCCATTGAACCGTTCGTGGGGAAGTCAATCGGCGCACCGTCCAACTCATACGATGTGGAACCCTGCATGGAACTCTTGAAAATCGGGTTGCCGTCGGTGTCCCGACAATTCCTGAGCTTGCCTCGCATGGACAGATGGGCCAAGTGGGCAGACGGGAGGTACCCGTCAGCCTCGATGCTCATCAGTATACCGTCCGTACCAGCACCAGTCTCGCCCATGAGTGCTTCGTAGAGGTCGGTGTAGGCGGCAATGGACAGAGTGGAACTTGCCGCCGTACAAAGCGCCTTCAGACCAGCCGCCCCGATGTTTGTCGTCCAGGTGGCCGGAATGTTCGTCCCCCACAAAGCAGCGTTGTCGATTGCTATGCCCATCGCTTCGACGATCGCAGGCCGAATCTCGCCCCAAATGTCGTAGTCCTGGTCATCCAACACGCTCTCTGCGATTGGCACGATACACGCGACTTCCTCGGCATCGATGTACTTGTTCTCCCACTCTAGCGACGTGGTTTGCTTGAGTGAGTTGTCGCCAGTCACAAAATACGCCGTTGCCAGGGCTGACGCCACCGGCATCCGGCGTTGCTTGCGACTCAAATTGGGAAGTTGCCGCGCCATCCGCATCACTGCACTGGCCTGCGGCACTTCCTTGATGATCTCACGGCTCACCTCTTCAGGAATGAGAGCCGCTACGTTGCTTCTCGAAATCGAGTCACTGTATCCCATCTAATCACCTCCGTGGCTATACTTCTCGACCAGCGGCGGCGCGGATGTACGCGTTCATGTCCTGTGTACCTGACTCTGCCGCCCCTGGAGAACCAGTCCCTTTGCCAGCATCGCCAGCAGGGACCGTCGCTTTGACAAACAACTCGGGATGCCTAGCTTTCAGCTTATCCCACTCCACGTTCCCACGCTTATCGAACATATCGGAATCCTTCGCGGCGATCCACGCCAGCCTCAGATTCGACACGCCTTCGGTGTGGGCCTCATCGTAAAACGCGGCTTGTTTCTCCAATCCCTGGAGCTTGTCAGCCTGCTCAAGTAGGTTTTTCTCCAACTCTGAGCCTTTCTCGGCGGCTTTCGCTGCATCTCGCAACTCAACCTCTAAGTCCTTGCGCTGCTGCCTCTCGCTAGTCAGCGCGGCTTTCAGTCCTGCCGTATCATCTTCGTACAACTTCCGCACTTCGGGCGTTTGGGCTTTCAGGAATTCCCCGAAGTTGGCCGGCACTGTGGGCGTCTGATCTCCCGCACCCGCACCGTCACCGCTTGCATCATTACCATCGGATGCTCCCGCACCCGAATCGCCACCGCTCCCACCTGAACCGCCACTATCCTGATCGAAGTACAAGCCTCTCGCTCTGTCGGTTAGCATCCCGCTAATCCTCCTGGGCATCCCGCCCTTGTCGTTTCATCTCTCACTGACACCAGTATATCACGGATCGCACAAAAAGGCAACCTCAGTTTCTCTTCATCCTTCACCTGCCTTCCAGGACCTCTCGCCCCGTCAAATTCATCGGAATACTAAAACATTCGATTTTGCACTATGCCCCATCCACAAACAATCACCTTCACCGGTATCTATAGACTTCAACTCAATAGGATCACCCTCAATCACAAGCCCGGTGATACCGGGGCCAGTCTGCATAATACGCAAGCTATCCAATCCAAGACCCGGCCAAAATCCCTGAATTACACTCTTTAGTAATTTAATCTTGATCCAGAGTGGATTCTGGTCATATCGCAACCATACTCCCCAATCTATCGCTTTGTTGCCCATCATGTCAGCTCCTATCATTCGCCGGGACTGCCGGCGTGAACTCACTTCTGCAAATCCTTCAGCGGCCGTGGCGTGATGCTCTCGCCCCATATCTTGTGCTGAGTCTTCTGCACAAACTCCTTCATCGGCGTGCCGCTCTTCCACGCGTCGTGATACCCAGGCCCCATGATCTTCCGCGCATCCTCGTCACTCATATTCGACAGCCACTCTTCGCCTGTCTCGAACGGCAAATCAGGCAGGCCGGAAATTTGGGGAACGCTGGAACAGCGGCCAGAAATGTGGTCCGGGATAGGGACACTCACCGGATACAGCGTGCCTTCGTCGGCCAAGCACGCAATACAAGTCCGGTCAGTGTGATCGCAAATGCGCTTGTGTCCAGTCACAACACCTGACTCCTCGTACTGTTGTTGGTTCGCCAGCCGGTACACGCGTAATTGCTCGGTCCGCGCAATCGTTAGACCTTTGTCGAGGCCCCCGGCTAAATCGTCCTTCATGGCGAGGGCCGTCACCCTCGGGTTTATGCCCAGGGCTGTGTTCTTAACCAGGGTATCGGTCATGCTCTGCCATGCCGACAGTGCTTTCGCATCGCTGTAGTCAGGATGGATGCGATTCTTTAGCAGGTCTCCCAGGGGCTTGCCATCACCGGCTATTCCGGCCATGTTCTCGACGGCTGAGAGAGGGAGCCGGTCAAACGTTCCAAGCACACCGGCCTCGGCATACACGTTACCGATCGCTATGCCGGCGTGGTTCACACCCAACTTGGCCAACTGCGCCTGCTGTTCGGTAATCTCCGGCGTCGCCCACTGAGCATACTCGGCGAACTGCGCCTCGGTCTGCACCTTCAGCGATCGGTAGCGATGATTCCGGTACAGCATCGCCTCGGAGACCTCTTTACCTTCGTTCCGCAGATCGTTCATCTCACGGGACAGCACGCTTATCTGCGCATCCAACTTAGCCTCAACCGTAGACCACCGTTGCGCCATAGACTGCATGGCTAGTGCGTCTTTCGCTGCAAGCTGTGCCTTGAACTGCCGCGCGCTCTGAACAACAAGCGGGTCGGGCATTACGCAACCGCCTTACTCTCTGTCAGATCGACGAAGAACGTCCCTGTATCGATCTCGTTCGACACGCCCGTTCCCAGCACCTCTTTCACGGAATACGTACCCTCAACCGGCACCACAAAATCCGCTGTCGCATCATCCGCCACCGTGATCCCGATCGTCCCGGAAGCCTGAGTGACCACCAGCGCACCTTCGGCCGCGGCAGTGGGGGCCGAACCGTCAAGGTACAGCAACCCATCATCATCGTCGGCCGGATTCGTCTCGACCAACTGCAAGATCGCATCAGTCGCCGCGTCGCCCTTGCGTACCAGGGCCGTAAGGTAAATCTTTGACCATGCGGCAGAGATTGTCAGGCCGCTCAGCGTCTCGCTAAACGTGGTCGATGCTGTCAGTCGCAGTTCACTCATTTTCCTCGCCCTCCTCTACTCCGGTAAACCAGCACCTCAATCCCCGCCCACGTCACCCCGAACACCACCAGCGACAGCACATCCGTCACGCTCATTTCTCAATCACCACCGGGACGCTCGGGCTGATCGCCTTCGCGGTTGTTGCCAACGCTTTGGCATCCGCCCGAACTGTCTGATACTCCCCATACTCAACTGCGTACTTCACCTTGTCTTCCAGGTAGTTGTTGATCGTCGCCAGTTCCTCTTCGATGCTGTAGCGTGCTGCGATACCCGCGGAAATCAGCTTCTCGCGAGTCACCTCGCCTTCGACCCGCGCCTCGTCGTATTCGTACTGCGTGCGCTTCTTGCCTGTCTCGGAGTCTGTGATTTCTCGCTCTACAATATTGAACGGAAAGACTGTCTTGCCCCGACATGTATATGATGCTGCTGGATGTGTGTCACTTATTGCCATTTTAGCCTCCTAAGTTTAGTAACTGAGCCGACCGGAAATCGTCGCATAGACAATACCCGACGCATTATTCAAATTCCAATAGAACTCCTCAGCATTCGTGCCATTATTCGCATTACTGCTGAGTAGAGTGATCCGCCAAGTAGCGTCTTTGAACATGAGAAACCTCTAACAACATCAGTAACAGAGCCGACCGGAAAAAGTCGCAGAGACACCACCCGACGCATCATGCAAAGTCCAATAGAACCCCCCAGCCTTCGCGCCACTACTCGCAGCACCGCCGAGCCGAGCGATCCGCCAAGCAGCGCCCTGATAGTAGGAGTCAGTGATTTTAGTAACATTACTGGCTCCCACACTAGCCGGTAAGAATCCTTGGCTGATTTGTTCTAGCGTGTTTTGCCAATCGTTAGCATTGATTAAAGTAATGCCCAAGTCATCATAGTCAACAGCGGTGTCGTCGGCGAAATCCGTGTCCGTGTTGCACACATAAGGAACATTGGCATTGATGTTGAAACCGTCCACGAATTGCCACAGATGCCCAAACCAATTCTCAATACCACGATAGGTCATGTAGGAGCCTAACACCCCGTCTCCGCCCGAGACGTTAGCCGTAGCATCACCGTCGCCATTGCTCAAACCAGTATTGTTGATGGCATGATAAGCATTGTAGGTATTCCATGTTGCACCAACCCA